GGCGTCCAGAACGCTCCAAGTGCTCATCATCGACGCTCGCAACGTCAATGTCGGAAGCATAAGAAGCTTTTCGCAAAGCGAAAGGCTGCCATGGCTTCCGGGAGAGACACTTAAGCAGGGCTCCATGCCCATCGAGAGGATCTCGAGGAGCTTTGGATACCACATAGTAGCCCTTGGTTAGGGGGCTGTGGTAATTAGGATGAAGGCGTTGGAATTGATAACCCAGCGCCGATTCCCGCCCTAGCAGTGGCGAGGATGGAGCCACATTTGGATAGGCTTTCAAAAGCCTAGACAAATAGGCATCCATCCAACCAGCTGATTTCCAAAGGCTAGACCAGTAAAACTGGTTTCGCAAGGAAACAGCCGATATAATGCCACTCGCGTCCTGCCGTCGTGTAGGAAGTATTTGACGGACCTTGACAATACTAACGTCATGGCCATCAAAATACTCTCTGCCGCAAGACTCCCTGAACCTTCCGGTCCAGTAACTCTTGCCGATGTTGACTACATACCCGAAAAGGTGTAGCTCATCGACGACGGACAGCACATAGTCTCTGGGGACGATCAAATCGTCACCAAAGACACGCACCTGCTCGGAAAATTCCTTGACAAGGATATTCCGAGAAAGCGGAGCGTTGAGCTCCCTTTCTATTCCCATGAAGATCAGGGTCAAGAAGACCATGGCTTCGAAGGGAAAGCAGAGAGCTGAACCCATAGAGGCGAACTTGGCAAGGCGAATAACGCCATGACCAGGTACATCAGCCATTCGGGAACGAGACCCGTCGACCGCCCGTAGCAATTCCGGGAAGTCTTCGAGCATCGCCCTTACATGCTGATTCGAAACCCTATCGGAAGCTTCACTCAAATCGAGTGTCGCGAGGTCACCACTGTGTGAACCTCTTGATGCCATAAGCCGATTAGGCTCTTGATCATCAAAACCGATAACGCGCGAGAGGAAACCATCCTCCTTAAACGCGTCGAGTATACTGCCAAGGATCCCCTGCTGTGCATATTGCATAGCAGTGGGTTCAATAGCAATAATACGAGGAGTTTTGAGCGTCTTAGGGACGGTGATTACCCTAACGGGAATCTCCGAACCGGGTTCGAGGATGTTAAGCCTTGATGTGACTTCCTCTCTGAAAGAGTTATTCACACCAAGGGCTTCAACAGCAGGAAAAACGCTGTTGAGGCGAGTGGTCCAGGTTCGCTGATTCCACTTAGCATTACTACTAAGTCTATCAGCGACAGTGCCCGGACCATGCTTAAATCTGATCCTGCCCCAGTGGATATCTCTATCCACTTTGGCGAAAAGATCAGAAAAAAGCAAATTAGAGACTCTTTTGAAATCCTCCATATAAGAAGGATCCAAAAGAGAATCAGATCTCCTAACATCCTGCTCAGTCTGGACATACTCAGACATTGCACGTCTCTCACGACGTGGGCTTACAACCCGCGTAGATGGCCTGGAAGGGTCATCTTGAGGGAGAGCGATCTTGCTAAACATCAACGTAAGTTGACGAATGGCAAAAATTGCTTCAATGTCTGGTTCATCCAGCAACGTGCCACTACAAGAATCGAACACACGTCCAAGGAAACCTCGTAGAAATACGGGGAGACCAGTAAGACGTCCACGGCCAAAGGCCGGAACGTCCGAAGGGACGACGAAACCTTGATCAAGCCATCTTTGGAACGACTTGCCAAGGTCCGCCAGGGTTATCGCCAAAAACGATAGCCCCTCGTGTTCGGTTCGACTCTCGACAGTTTTTATGTCGAGAGTGGCGCTAGTGCAACATCGTACGGCCATTTCAGATGCCGTACAGGACCAGAGTGACGTCAGGCTTTTCACTGTCCCTCCTTATCAGAGGTGGCAGATCCCTAGCTCTGTCGTCAAGCCACGATCAACGCCGATCTCCCGATTAAGGGTCATCGACAAAGATCGAGTTCACAAGCAGGTTATGGACACAGATGTTGTGCCCATACGAGCTTATCACTCAACCAGAAAACCGCATTGACAAGAGCCACAACGATGACAAGAAGCTTTTTGCTAAATGTCACCTGTGGTTCATCAGTGCGACGCCTACCATATCCCTTTCTACGGGAAGATAGGTGATAATGGCCATAGGGCAAGACTTCCTTCTCAGGAATCTTGTCGTGGCCATTGTTTTCAGTTGACACCCGAAGTCACGAAGCTGTAGTCTCAGTGCCACGAGCCGTAATTATTACGACTCGCCACCGAGCAGCTTGGTGATCAGGGCGTCCGAAGACGCAGTGAACATGGACTTGAAGCCCGTGTACACTGCGAGCGCCTCCGCGTTCGTGTAACCGGCAGGGGGGAGGTCGAAGACCATGTAGTTTGACATGGAAACTTTGACGTTCTCCGCAGGCCGGAACGGATCGGAGGTGATCTTCGAAGTGTCGATCCGCAGCAACCGTCGCGTCCGCTTGCCCACATCGTGGCTTGCGGTGACGACGATCAGGCCATCGGCGCTGGTGTAGACGCTCTCATCCTCTTCCACGCTTGTGCGTGGGAGGCTGACAGCGCTCGCCGGCGCGATGGTCACGGACAACGGATCGGTGAACGACATGAGCATCACTCCTAGGAGCCCGGTTAGACTCCCATTGGCGTTTTGACGCAGAAAAGAACATCACTTATCTCCACTTGGTCAAACCAAGGGCAATAAGTATGGCTTTTTGTAGGCCGGACAAACCGTCCCACTGGTAGCCGAACCCATAAGGTGTTGCCTTCCGCCGTTGTTTCACTTCAGAAATGAAGGAAATAGACGGAGGGAATACATCCCGCGACTGAAAAGCCGTAGGAGGTAGATATGTATAGGTATACTTTGAAACAGTATGTTCCATTATATACCCGTACACCAACACCTGGTTATCGATGATCCATGCATCGAGGTTCTTAAGAACATCGCCTGCATTGGTGAACCAATCGATACCCCAGCTCCACGGGGTAAGGTTCCAGACAGCTGTAGGTGTAAGTCTTACACCTAGAAGCTTTTTAGCTTCAATTACCTGTCTGGCCATCCGATCTCTGGTGTTACCACCAGAAGGGATGTAGTACGTGAAAGCGCCGGAAAACCAGCACTTACGCGTCTGCTCCCAAGTTCGGATAACCTTTCCCGTTGCGATTGCTCCACTAACATACATGACGCTACTACTGGGCGAGAACCAAGGGTTCGCGGGATCAGCAATAACCGTGTAATCAGTGGAGACCTCGTCTGGGAAGCCATAAGACCTCCGTACCACTTTGCCTGAATCACGCTCATACTGTGAAATCACAGAATCAGAGTGGGTGATACTCTTGGAAAGATCCATGAGATCACCGACAAAGGGTACCCAACCAAATTGATAGTTGAGAAATTCGTGCCCAAGAGACTTACGAGCCTCTCGGGGTGACGAATGACGGAGCTTAGACAAAGCTCCGCCAACAACCTTCGGGATACCATCCTGAAGGAGCTCACCTAGAAATGTGGTTAGATCGGAGGTAGGGTTTGTTGGAGAACACCGAGAGATAGCAGTCGCTCCTCTCTCATCAAGATCGTCGTTAGACGAATTGATAAAGGGAGGAAACGACATACGCTCATCATTCGGTGCAAGAGGGAGGAAGAGACCACTATAAGTGGCCCTTGCAAACCTCTTATC